ACAATTTCAAGGATTTAAACCAGAGTCTATGCCAAAGATTGCAAACAGTCTTGGCTATAATGGAGACATGCAAGGCTTTCAACAATACTTGGATCAGAATAAAGATAAACAAGACATGATGAATCAGTACACGCAGAAAGCACAACAGATGGCTGCAGGTGGTATGCCAAATAAGTACAAAGGTTTTTCTAATTTACCAGAAGATGTACAGCAAAAAATTGATCCAGATCTAGCTAGTAAATATGCTGTAGGTGGTATGGGTTTTGGTATGCTAGGTCAAAAATTAAGTGGGATGTTAGGTGCACCTAATCCTATTCCTAATATTCCCAACCAAGGTCTTCCTAGTGGAAGTTCAATAGCAGGGGGTTTTTTTCCTAGTAGTCAAAATACAACTCCTGCTCCTATGCAACTTAATAGCTCTGGTGGTCCTAAGTTTGTTCCAAAAGTTGTAGTAACTGGGATGGATGGAAAACAATATGGTAATCCTTACAAAGCAGCTTTAGCAGGTCAACTTGGACCAAATCAATACACCGGTTTTCACCAATTTATGCCGCAGAACCAACCAACTACTGCTTCAAGTCAAGCTCCTACACCTAGTGCACCTAGTACACAAACTAGTCCTGCCCCATTAAACCAACAAACTGTACCTACACAAAACATTGCTGCAGGTTCTACTATACAAGGAGCAATGACTCAACAGGCCCTAAACCCCGGTTTACCACAGGGTTCTGCAGTTGTTCCCGTAGGTACACAATTACAAGCAGGTCAACTAGTTAACCCACAATCTGGTCAAGTTGTAGGTCAGTCTGCTGCTCCTACTGCTCTTGCAGGTACACAACAAGCAAATCAACAGACTGCTACACAAGCAGGTCAAATGCAGCCTACAATGTCTGCACCAAATGTGCAAGCTGCACAGGCAAATGCTGCACAAGGTACGCTCAGTCGTAATGCAGTAACACAGGCTGCACAAACAAATCCCCAACAGTTATCACAATTAGGTTTACAAGCTGCACAAGGTCAGGCTTCACAGGTACAAGGTGCTCCTAGTCCTATGCAAATGACTTCAGGTCAACAGATTAGTGGTTCTGCTGTTGACCAGTCACAAGTACAACAAATCTTTGGTCAACAACCATTACAGGCAACTACAGTATCTGGTGAGCTAGATAGTCTTATGCAAGACTTTCAAGGTGGTAAAACACCTGCATGGGCTGCAGGAGCTATGAGAGCAGCTAATGCAGCTATGGCTGCACGTGGACTAGGTGCATCATCAATGGCAGGTATGGCTGTTGTACAAGCAGCTATGGAGTCTGCACTACCCATTGCTCAGATGGATGCATCTAACAAACAACAGATTGCAGTGGAGTCAGCAAGACAACGTGCTAACTTTTTACAAATGGACTTTAACCAAGCGTTTGAAGCTAAAGTTAAGAATGCTGCTAGGGTATCTGAGATTGCCAATATAAATTTTAGTGCAGAGCAACAGGTTGCACTTGAGAATGCTAAGATGGCACAGACAATGAACTTAGCTAACCTATCTAACAGTCAAGCTAAAGTTATGGCAGATGCTGCGTCTATGTCACAGATGGATATGGCTAACTTAAACAACAGACAACAGGCTGCTGTACAAAGTGCACAAGCATTCTTACAAAATGATATGGCTAACCTGTCAAATAAACAACAGTCAGAAATGTTTAACGCACAGACACGTGCTCAGTCTTTGTTTACAGACCAAGCTGCTGCTAATGCTGCACAACAGTTTAACGCTACAAGCCAAATGCAAACGGATCAGTTCTTCTCAAGCTTGGCAAGTAACAACTCACAGTTTAATGCATCACAATCAAATGCACAGGCACAGTTTAATGCAGGTCAGGTAAACGTACTTGAGAGATTTAACACGGAGATAAACAATCAACGTGACCAGTTTAATGCACAGAACCGTTTAGTCATTGACCAAGCTAATGCACAGTGGCGTAGACAGATAGCAACTGCTGACACTGCTGCTGTTAATCGTTCAAATGAAATAAATGCAGCTTCACTCCTTGGTGTATCACAGTCAGCTTATAATAACTTGTGGCAAACAGCTTCAGATAATATGGAGTGGGCTTGGACATCTGCTGAGAATGAAAGAAAACGTATTAATGATTTGGCTATGGTAAAGTTACAAGCTGATGCATCTTTTGATGCTCAAAAATATAAGTCAGATGCAGAATCATCATCAGGTTTTGGTCAATTAATAGGAACACTACTTACATCTGACTTGAGTACAACGATTGCAGGTAGCATTCTTGGTAAAGTATTTTAATTAGGAGAATAGCAATGAATGTTGGATATATGACAATGAACAATCTTCAGTTACCAAAAAAACAAAAGACTGAAGATACTAGCACTCAGAGTAAAGGTTTACTTTCTCGTGGCTCTAAACCACAGCCTCAAGAAAAAACAAACAATGAACCACGTGATCGTGTTGCGTCATACGTAGCCACATTACGTCAAGCAAGAATGGATTTAAAGAATGGTTGATACACCTACACCATCGTTTGATAGACCTATACCGGGAATGTCTCTTACTGCAGAACTAGGCAACAGACCTTGGCAGCAACCACCTCAGTATTCAACTGTTGAAGAAGCGTTGCAGTATTATATACCTCGTTTAACTAATCCTGAATTATTAGATCAGTTACTTGATGTAATGGAAACAGGTATTCCTCTGACTACAATTGCAGATGCAATGCAAACAGGTGGTGTTATGGAAGGTAAGCACAGTCTTGATGTAGGTATATTAATTATTCCTGTGCTTATAGAGACTATGGCATATCTAGCTGAAGAGGCAGGTATTGAGTATGATGAAGGTTCTAATATAGAAGCTGATCCAGACAAACCTACACAGTCACGTGTAGCACTAGCATTACAAATGGTACGTGAAGAGTCTGGAGAAGATATAGAGAAAGAACCTGAAATGGAAGAGCCACAACCAGAAGAAAAAATACCACCTCAAGGTGGGTTGATGGCAAGGAGTATATAAGATGAGTTTTAAGTTTGGTGCTTTTCTTGGCGGTATGTCACAACAAATATCTACTAATATAGAAGAAGCAAAAGCATTTAATCGTGAAAAAGATTTTAGAATGGAAATGCTTGCTGAAGAAGAAGCAACTAAGATGCGTCTACTAAAATCTGAAACACGTGAGAAAGAAAAGAAAAGACAAAAAGAAAATGCTACTCTTTTAAAAGCTGTAGGATACACAGATGCACAAGCAGGTTGGATTATGCAAGGTGGTGATTCTGCAGTAAGTTTGTATGCTGATTGGGGTTCAAAGGCATATGCTAAAGGCATTAACCCTGCAGATATACTAGGCAGTAACCTTGTAAACTCAGATCAGCAAGACCCAAGAAATGAAGCTACACTAAACAGTGTATTATCTAATGCTATGGATCGTCCTGATAAAGATGATATGCTTGCACAACCTTTTACTGTGCGACAAGATATTATGACAGGTGTTTTAGGTGAGGAAAAAAAACCTAAAAAAGTACAGCAAGTAAGTAGCACTAAAGAAGGGTGGAATACAGCCTTGAATGGTCAGATAACTGCCCAAATGGAATATGGTTTGGATAGTCCAGAATATACTGATGCTACTGAAGTATTAAAATTCTGGGAAGATAAGATGGCTACCGAAGCTAAAAAAGAAAGCGAAGCAGCAGATAAATTAAAAGACGGTGAATTATTTAGTAAGTCTTCAAGACCTGCTGTAATGAAATCGGCATACACACATGGAGCTAAACAAGTTGGCACTGGTATTTCTGTAGATTTAGAAACTGGTATATACCAAGCTATTGAGGGCAAAGAAGGACAAGCAATAATAGCCAATTATTATACTGCTCAATACTTATATGAACAAGCTATGCCTCTGCCAGATCAACCTGATATTAAAGATGATAGAATGATGAATACTGCAAAAGGTTTAGTCGATACTGCCAATAGCCAACTAAATAATTATTCTGCAGACGTAGTTGCTAGTACGTATTCTAAGGAAAAAGCAAAAGCAGCGGCTACTGAAGGTAATACTAATTTTAAAGGCTCTTATTTACGTAACAGTTTTAATACAGAGGGTGAATTATTTATACCCTCAATGATAGATATACTAAAAGCTGACCCAAACTTAGATATAGGTGATGTTGTCATAGCAAGTGTAGGCTCTGGCGAATCAGAACAGTTTAAAATATTTACATATACTGGTATAATACAAGATGTATATGGAGATTATGAAGTTAAGTTTCACGAAGGCAGAGTGTTTGATCCTAGTGCAACTAGCGTATTTGCATTTCCTCAGTAACAAGAGTAATTGATGGCTGAAATTTCCCCCCTATTCCAAAACAATAAAACTTCTGTAAATAATCCTTTACTTAACATGGGAAATACTTCTCGTGGTATTAGTCCTGTGTTTCAAGAAAAAGAAAAAGCTGATGAAGATAATGTAAATCCTATTTTTGGAAAAACAGAAGGTAGTGATCAGTCAAGCAGATATGGTGTTAGTGGCGTTGTTCGTACAACATCAACAGATGAGCTTATACAAGAGGTTAAAGAAGAAGCGAGTGCAGTAGTTGAACCACAATCAGAAGAAGAAAGCATAGAGATACCTGTACAAGAACCTGTTGAAACAGAAGAAATAACTGGCACTCTATCTGGTTTAAAAAAGGCTGTTACACTTGGTGCTAAAGAACTGTTTGGTTTTGATACAGAAGAAGATGATGTTGTCATAACAGATGACCTAGAAGCTACACAAGTAGTAGAACCCCCCAAGCCTCTTAAAGAAAGGGTACAGATACTTGTAGATAAAAGGTATGATGAGCTAGACAACGATCCTGAATATAAAAAATTAATGGAAAGTAATGCTAAGTATTATGTTGATAACTATAAACAAATGGAAACAACATTCAAAGAAAAGCAACCTAAGATTTGGGAACAGTGGTTAGCTAAACAGGAAAAATTAAAAGATGCAGGAAAGCCACATGCGGTAGCAACATTTGAAGAAGCATATCGTAATGAAGAAATGTTGTTTGTTAACATAAATGAAAAGTTATCAGAGAAAACACTAAGAAGACTAAACGACAGAAACGTTATGACTAGCGGTGTTGCTAACTTTCTATTGGACTACGTAGAAGATGGAGCACTCTCACTAAACCAACTCAATTTTATAGTAGGTGTAGATGAATGGTTTGATCCTATCACTGCTTTTGTTGAAGTGCCTCACAACTTTAAAGATATAGCAGAGGCATTGCGTAAAGGAGAAAAGGCTGAAGCCGCTAAACATTCTGGCATAATGACGCTTAACCTAATTGCTTCTATGCCCGGAGGAAAACTACTAGTTAAGGGTGTTAACAAAACTTGGGATGCAATGAGTGGCGGTAAAGGAGCTTACAAAGAAATACAACAAGCACAGAATATGGAAACTGCAGCAGCTAAAGCTTTAAAGAACAAAGCAAACACGATAGCAAACAACAACAAAGAATTAAAAACAGAGTTAATAAAAAGTATAGAGTTAAGACTGTCACCAAAAGACAGTGCAGGTAACATTATAAAAGGTAAAGAAGTAAAAATATCTACAAAACTAAAAGACGGTAACTTAGACTTAGATGATGAACTCACAAGAAAAGCAGGTGTGGGTAAACTAAAAGAGTACTACACAGAGAAAGGGCTTGTTGCCAAAGAGAGTAACAAAACTTTAGACCTGCAAGACTTGGCTCTTGATGGAGACTCTCTTGCTATACCGATTCTTGACCCAGAAAAAATGAACATGTTCGTTGCTACAATAGTAGACCTAAAGAAAACAAATCCTAAAGTTGCAAAGGTGTTAGATGCCAAAGGGGATCGTCCTCTTATTGATAGGCTTATGGATTTGACAGTAGAGGGAGAGTTATTGGCAGACCCAGACTTTATGAAAGTCTTAGCTAAGAATGGTCTTAAATTTGAAGAGTACGTTTTAGCTGTAGTGGGTTCTGGTTCTGAAGCAGGTAAGGTACTAAATAAATTACGGCAGATTGGAAGATTTAAACCAAAATCAGTCAAGGAAGCACAGGCGGCAGAACTTAAAATAGCTAGTCAAAAGGCACTGGGTAGATTCTGGGCAGGTACAGTATTACGTATGGAAAACTGGAGGCGTGGTCTGATGGTTTCATCATTGGCTACTGCTGTACGTAACTTTCAATCTGCAGGTATACGTGCTCCTATGGAAAGTGTGGCTGATCTTTTTGATACAGCTATTCTTAAATATTCTCTTGCTGCAGGTGCTGAAGGTGGCACAAAACTTAAAGGTGTAGCTGCAGCAGCGAAGTCTTTAGACCCACTGTTTCATCGTGATGGTACTTGGAGTGGTTCGTTCAAGAACCTACGTTACATCTTCTTAGATCAAAGACGTGCAAATGAATTTACTGAATACATATTGGATCGTCCTGAAATGGCAGAACAATACGCCAAGATGTTTCAGTCTGTGCAAGAACTTCAGAAACTATCCAAAGGAACATCTACTACTAAACTAGGCCGTGGCATGGATGCGCTTGGAGATAGAGTAGATGATATGGTGTGGGCTGTAAATGGACCAAACCGTTGGCAAGAATTTATAGTAAGACGTGCTACATTCTTATCTGATTTAGAGAGACAAGTAAAAGCTAATTGGGGTATAGACCTACAAGACGCACTGAAGAAGGGGCAAATACAAGACATACTAAATGATGCTGCGAGTATACGTCCTGAAGGTGGTAAGTCTATCATGGCTATGATGGAAGAGGCTACACAAAAAGCATTAGATGTTACGTATGCTAAACAACCTGACTTCGCACCCTTTAGAGCAGTCTCTGATGCTATAACTAAATCAGGTATTGGTACTATGGTAGTTCCATTTCCTAGATTTTTATTTAACTCTATGGAATACATAGCTCAGAGTTCAGGTGGTGCTGCTTTACCTGCTATTCGTAGAGCATTGTTTAAAGAGGCTCGTGGTACTGGTATTACTGCTCGTGATCGTCAAGATGTTACACGTAACCTTGTAGGCCTTTCTACTTTAGTTGGATACTATCAGCTTAGACAGAAGAACCCTACAGAGAAGTACGAATTTTTAGAATATGAAGGGCAGTCATATGATCTAACTGCACAGTTTCCTATGAGACAAGCAGGTTGGATGGTCGATGCATATGAAAGGATTCAAGACGATACCTTTGGAGAATGGTACGGCACAAATAGAGAAGAGCTTATGGAAACATGGCTTGGCACAACTGCACGTACTGGCATAGGTAATATATTTGCACAAGAAATTTTAGAACTCATTGAGCCAACGATGGATGTTATTGGCGAAGAGAAAAGAAAGAAACAATTAGGACGTGTGTTAGGACAATATTTTGCTACGTATCTTACACCTGTATTTCAAATTGCAGAGGCACAACGTGCTCAAGGACTTCGTACAACTGAAGCCAAAGACTTTACTGGTAGTATAACTCAAGAGTCAAATGTACCCTACAATGAATCTCCTTTAATGCGAGAGTTCTACAGAGTACTTGCACAACGTGGCCTTGCTGCACCGTCCTTTGAAGAAGAATTACCAGAACGTTATTTAATAGATAAAGGGGAACTTGATAGACCTAACAGCCCTGCTAAATTATATGGTGGTCTTACCATGACAGAGGCTGATAGTGAGATGACTAAATACCTAAATGAGATTGGGTTTGGTGATCCAACATGGGAGTTAGGTAGTAAGTCTAACGTACCAGAGGTTCGCCTTGCAGAAAATAAAATATTAAGTAAGGCTTTACCTGATCTAGTAAACATAGTGAGAGAGAAAGCTAAAGATAAACCTACACAAAAAGAGGCATATGCTTATGCAAAAGAACAACTTAAAATAGCTAGGGGTGATATACTGAGAATGTTCTACGATGGTACTAGAGGTAAAGCACCACCTATAGCTATTGTAGTTGATAGATTAAGTAGGTTGTCTGCAGGTCAAAGAAAAGAGGGTGTGAGTAAATTCAAAGCATTTAATCAAGGTAGATTACCAGACACATCCAACATAAAAGATATGATAGCCCTTGAAAAATATGCGAAGGAAGGGTTCTTTCGAATAAATAAGTAAGGGGGCAATTAAGCCCCCATTTTTTATTCTGGTATTGTCCAAGGATAACATGGAACGATACTCTGTTTACAGTACTTCGCATTGTCTACCAGTAACACTGGCAATATACAAATAACAAAGAAACAAAACAGGAAGGGCCATATTAAACCCTTCAACGTTTATCCCCACTACCTTGTATAACTCCTCTTGCTTTTCTATCATGCAACTTGCGTAAGTTATTCTTGGCTAGTTCCTTCATGTCTACATTCAGGTCACGACACAGTGCAGCAATGTACCATAAACAATCCCCCACCTCATCAGCTATAGCCTCACGATTGAAGTTACCATCACGTAGTATCTTCTTTACTTTATTGGCTACCTCACCTGCCTCTGCTGCCAAGCCGAGTGCAGGATAGATTACAGAGTGTTCTGTCTTGTACACAGCAGTCTCTGATGCCATGTCCTGATATGACTTAAAGTCTACGTTCTCATACTTATACTCCATATATTTTCTAGCCTCTTGCTCTATGTTCATGTTGTTTTACTTTCTTTAACTGCTCGAAATAGGCTTTGTTAAATCCTCTATTCCACTCACGGTGTTGCATCGTGTCTTTGTGGAAAGGGTTGCCAACCCTCCCACGTTTAAAGTCTGCGTACCCCTGTTCCGATTGAAACTTTAGGGGCGCATCGTACTTGCCAAGTCCACGTTCCTTACGAGTTTTTTTATGTGTATATGACATGTAGTATTCTCCTTATGATAAGTTAATTAATTCAGCTTCTGTGTATGGTATGTGAAAGAAGTATTCTTTACGTCTAGCATTGGCTAACCATATTTCCTTTACACATTCTTCTGTGAGAAGGAAGTCTTTGATTCTCCATGCCTGTGCAGCATCCTGACGTATGACATAGAAGTTACAGTACGTATTGTCACCTTGTATTTCTTTGTATTTATTTACAAGCTTGAACTTTCTGTATGGTATACGTATCTCTGTCCACTTGGGATTCCAATCACCTGTCCATTGGTTCTTCATCTCTACCTCAGAGAAATACATGCCACCATTCTTCTCACTCTTTATATCAAATGAATAGTCTTCCTTCATGTCCAGTATGGTATGCCCATTACTTTCTAGGTAACTTGTGATTGCTGTCTTAGCTTTACTGTCATTCTCTTCGTATGACTGAGGTTGAAACTTCCTGTAGTATGATCCTTTAATTTGTTGTAACATTATATTTCTCCTTTATGTTAAGTCTACAATTTCACAGACATCGCCAGAGCAAGCCATTGTCTGCATGGCTACGGTGTTATCTTCCTGTTCATACTCTGATAGAGAATCCCAGTCGATTTGTTTTGGCATTGATTTAAGTAATGCCCTATATTCCTCTTTAGTGCAATCCTGATATGGTGCTTGCTGATAAGTATGATCAGAGTGTGGTAAAAATGACACACCTGACATCTCATCAAAGTGTTCGAACACGAATGCACCAACAGCTAACCATTCATCGTCACGTACAGAGATAGTTACTGATGGTTTGTGTTCACACCAGTATCTTTGGTATATGAGCCACATCTCTAGTTGTTCAATGGCTGACATATCGTTGCGTGTTACAGCCCTGTGTGGTGACATTACAGGGAAACTAAATACAGTAGTCGTGTCTCCCTTAAATACACATGGCTCGTTAGGTATTCCCTGATCTATCATAAACTGTGTGAGTGGGTCTTTGTTATCACCACGTACAGTACGTATGTAGTAAGGGGAATGTCTTGCGTGAATGCCACTTGCAGAGTCCACAAGCTGAGACACAGTGCCTGATGGTTTGACACATGTGATACTAACAGAGGCATTGATGCCTAGTCTCTCTGCCCACTCAGCGTTTGTAGCTACTGCAACTTCACGCAACTTAGACAACGTACTGTCCAAGCCTTTGTTCTTCATAGTCATCAAGGGATTGTCCATTATTCCTGTGAGCGACACACCCAACAGTCGTTCCTCTTCGGTATTTCTCTGCCACACTTTTCGCAGATATGGAAACTTAGTGAAGGAAGACTGAACAGTGCCAAGAATTGTCGCCAACTTGACCTTATGTTCGAGAGTATCGTATGTATCTGTAGCTCTAACCACGACTTCAGTGAGATTACAGAACTGATATGGTCTAAGAATAATCTCGCTACAAGGATTAGTTCCAAACTCATGTTCTGGATCACGTCTACCATACTTTGCAGCCTGTTTTTTAGATGCTTCACGATTAAATACTCCCCTCTCACCCGACTTACTTTCTACTAATGATAACCACTCACGCATGAATGTTTCAATATCTGGCTTCTCTGTGTAAGATACTGAGTTGTTAGCCAATGCACGATGTGCTGCTGTTTCCCACCACTGTCCTGACTTAGCATGACGCATACGATCATCACTCAGGTTGGACAAAGAGATCATGGCTGACCTACGTACACCACCCACTACAACTATCTGACCAATGAAACACATCAGGTCATGGCACTCCATTGACGATAGCCTACGTCCTTGTGCATTCTTAAATGTCTGTACACTAAAGTTAAACAACTCTATCAATGGGGCAGGGCCACTAGCTCTACCACCAAATGTCTTGAGCCTTGCACCTGCAGGACGTACCTCTGATACATCCCACTTGGGTATCTCTCCTGCCCATAACAATGCTAGTAGTTGTCTAAATCCTTTAGCCCATCCCTCTTTGCTGTCTTTTACAACTATCATTGTGTCGCTTTCATACAACTCAGGTATCTCAGGCAGCTTCTGTACGAACTGTCGTTCCACACTGAAGCCTACACCAGTGCCACATAGTAGTATAAACATAGCTTCATCGAATGACTTGGGGTCATCCACAGGTAGGTAGCTACAGTTGTACCCTGCTGTATTGTCTCTGTCTAATGCAGGTCCACTCGTCATCATGGCTCTCATGCTTGGCATGATTTCTAAGCCTACGATTGCATCACGTATCTGATTAATGTACGTGTCATTACCTGCAACCTTACGAACTACATTATCCATGTATCGTTCTACTGTCTCTCCCCAACTCTCACGCCCCTTGCCATCAAAGTATTTTGCATAACGTGACTTGTGTATAAATGACTGATAGTCAGTCGGTAAATAATTGCTCATTGCTTACTCCGTTAATATGTTAATTGTTTTAACTGTTATCCCATCTATGTCGTAGATAAATTCTTGCAGGGTTTCGTTTATCTCTTCCCTCATTGATCCATCTACAGGCACTGGGTACTCATCTTCATCTATGTTTAAGGTCAAGAACACTTTGAGTTGCATCTAGTTTCTCCAAGTAATAGTTCAAGTACCAACGTGCTTTCAACAAGTCCTCATCTTTGTTCTTGTAGTTCTCACGCCAAGTGTACTTCATATTGTTGCCTTTAATATATCCTCTAAATTCTTCTGGTGTTAGTGCAGCATGAATGGCTTCTATGCATTCAATACCTGCGTGATTATAGTGTGGTGGTTTGTTTACATTGTCTGCCATACTCTCTCCTATTGTTTGTTACCAAAATCTAAATGTACTACGTTGTCTTCACCGTGTTTTATTATAGGCTTACCTGTACTTTTTAACATAGTTTCATGGTACTTGTAAAGGGTATCTCTAAAGTTATGATCATCTTCCATAAGGGGCACGGAAGCTAACATAAGATTAGTTAATAAATCTATGTGTTGATAGTCACTATCGTTAAGGTAGTTCTCATCAAGCGTCATGTAACCAACCTTTAAATCTCCTGACCATGTATCTTCTGCATCTAGCACTGGTGTTACTCGTATAACGAAATCATTTGGTTCGAAGTCTACAAATATTCTTTCATCACCTTTCATGTTACTTCCTTTCTATCTTGTTTAGTGGGAAAGCAATTAGGTCTGGATGATCATCTTTTCCTTTTTCTTTCAACCATTCTAATGGTACAACTCTGTCTGCATACATAAACTTATTACGATCACACCAGAGACTGTAGGTTGTCTTTGCCCCTTTACTTAGCTTACGTCTGGAACTCTCGAACACAAAACGTATATCTAACTTGGGGTGTTGCTTCTTAATGAGCTTATGTTTCCTACGATCATCTGATGTGAACCGTCCTTTAGTTTCTATTATGATGCCGTTAGGCAACACGAAGTCTGGTGTGTATGTGCGGTACATCAAGTCTTCCCACTCTATCTTTAGTGCTTCGTACTTGATAGGCACGTTGTGTTCTACAAGATAATCTTTTACCTTTATCTCTAGCCCACTCCTGTAGCCATACTTTAGTGCTGCCTGAAACTGCTTTCCGTACACTAGAATTTCCAGTTAGAGTACAAGGGTATTCCACTTAAATAACTTGTTTGTAAACCCAAGTCTTTTAGCTCTTGTCTAACAACAGCGTCTGCTTCCTGTCTTGCTTGCATTGCTGTACGTAGACCTGCATACCTTGCCTCTCGCAGTGTTTTCTTTTTGTCTGCAACTTCAGCTTCCATTGCACGAATTTCTTCCTGCATTTCTTTTATCTCATCATCACCTAGCATGTTACTACTCCTGTAATTCAATATAGGCTACAGTCTTAGGCTCACGTGCTTGTGATACCTTGGATGGTAGCTCTTGCATATTAGGCCAACACTCAAAACGATAGTCACAGAACTTGCAATTATCATTTAGTATCATGTTGCCACTGGGCTTACCTCTATAAGTCTCAGGAACAGCTTCGAAGCAACGCTCAAACTTATTCTCGTTAACTTTTTCAACTGTCTCTTTTAATTTAGTAAGCTCTTCCTTCATGTCAATAGCGGCAGGTACATACTTAAAGCTACCATTAGCTTTGTTTACTACCCACCATCCACCTGCACGTTTGTCAGATGCCTTTGCATAACCTGCAAGCTGACCTACGTATCCAAAGGGATCACTATTTTTCAGTGTGTCATATGAGTCAAACTTATTCCTGTATGACCAATCAGATGCAGACTTAATATCATCTACTGCACCATCTACAATAAGATCATAACTGCCAGAAACAGTAGTATCATTACTATCTCCAACTGTAAGGCTAACTTTATCAGTGTCTTCATAATCCACACCAGACTCCGTAAGCACACCTTTAAAAACAGCTTCAACTATATCTCCTAACATCATGTTCATAACAAATGTAGTTGGCTTTGGTAATGCAGTCTCAGGTTTGTTCTTCTCAAACCACAGTTGACAGGTAGGACGTCCAATGTTGGACATCCGTAACCTGAAATCACCACGTGATTTACCACTACCAAACTGGCGTATGACTGCATCAGCCACCTCTGCACCAATTCTCTTAGCTGTTTCTTCAGAGAAAGTAGTCTTCCCCTCTACAGCATCAGACATAAACTGGTGCAGTTTTAGTTCAGCAGGATGGTGCATTATGCAAAGTCCTCTTCTGTAATGTCGATGAACTCTTCAACACCTTCCTTGTCTACATCGTCATGCTTATGGGCATTCTCATCCCAAGCATTTGATATGTACTGATTGTAGTTTGTCACCCATGCTAGGAAGTTACCTAGTATTTCCTGAGTAGCATCATCCAACTCCAGTGTAGACTGTAAGTCCAGTGCAGTCTCTGGTAGATAAAAGCTATTGCCGTTTGGCAATGACTGCTCTGCTGTAGTAGCAGTAAACGTATGTTGCGGTGGTAGCCTACGCATCTTGCCTAGCTTGGTAAATATTGTACCAATAGACTTGAATGCGTCACGGTTCTCTACTTCCCAGATGAATGGTGTTTGGGCTGCTACTTCAACAGCTTTACCAGATGCATCTACTGGATCAACCAACTCCACTGTACCGAACACAACACGTACACGTTTGATCTGTTTAATCAAATCTTGCATAGACTCAGGCAGTGCCTTGAAGTCCTGTATGTATCCTGCAGGTTTACCACAGTTGAACCCACCGTCATTGTCCTTGAGGTCAATGTTCAAGTTGTCAGCCATGACAGTCTTGATGTATCGGTTAGGTGTATTGTCATTACCTTTTACGAAACGCTTGTACATAAACCTTTGTACGAATGGGCGAATGACTACCTTAGATGCATAGTAAGTTGGGCCATCAGGTATCTCCAACCTATACGTACCACCCTCAACGACTTCAACCTTCTTGGTCTTACCGTTTACATCTGCCTCACCCATGATAGGTGAGTGTGATATACGCAGTCGAGCAAGCGTAGATGCTTTCTCTGATTGCTGATTATCTACCGACATACCCATGAGCTTTGCCATGTCTGAGAAGTTTGTATTTATTGCGACTTGATTCATATATAGTCTCCTTTTCTACTTTACGAATTTATAGTTTTATCATGCAACGTCTTTTGTGTCAAGCCAATTGTCACCAATTTTTGCTTCTAATAATAGTGGTACATTGAAATCTATATTCCACTTCTTATTGACCAACGATGTTAGCATTTCATTAGTTCTGTTTATTACCTTGAGTACCTTTGCTGTTTCATCTGGATGCACATCAATCACGATACTGTCATGTACTGTGTTTACAATACAAGACCACATCTGGTTTACACCCATTAGCTTATCTATGTATATCAGAGATATAGGTACAATGTCAGCAGTGGCAAACGATTGGACAGGATAATTTTTAATCTGTGTGAAATATGTCACACCACCAAAGCGTCTACGTTGTACATCAGGGAACGCAAACTCACGACCAGATGGTGTACGTATCTTGCCAGTGTTCAGTGCTTCCTTGGCGAGAGCCTCATGCCACTTGCCTATGCCACTGTATTTCTTAGTGAACTGCTTGTAGTATGCAGCCTCTGCTTTTGTACGTCCAAACCCACTAGCACCATACAAAGGTGCAAAGGTATGTGACTTAGCATCCTGACGTGAGATAGGTTGCCCTGCATCAGAGATAACTTTAGCTGTATAACTATGTACGTCAAAGCCAGTAGCCACCTCATCAAGTGCAGTCTGGTCTTGTGATAGGAATGCAGCAACACGAAACTCCAACTGTGCAAAGTCAGCTTCCATAATCTGCCCACCCTTCCATCGTGACTTGAACACACGCTTCACTGGAAATGTACCACCACGTGGCATGTTCTGCATGTTTGGGTCTGCACCTGACAGTCTGCCTGTACCTGTGCGGTGCTGTAGTAATCGTACATGTAGCTTACCATCTAGCTTAGTGTGTGTGGCTATGCCATCAACAAAGCTACTCAGATAAGTCTCTACGGCACTCAGTCTACGTACACTCTGTAGGAATGTCTCAGCTTCTGTCATACCCTTACTACGTGCAATGCCCTCAAGAAATACAAGGCTGTCTTTACTTGTAGAGAAACCACTGTGGCTCACCCACTTAGCTGTGGGTGGAAAGAACTTCAGCCCTGCTACGACAGTTGAGTTGAC